GGTCAGCTACTGGAAACTAATTAAGGAGTTTTAATGGCTAGAAGTAACGGCGGTATAATCGGTAAAACGAACCAAGCAAGTTTTGGTAAATGCACAGTTACGTCTAAAACTTCGACAGATTGTATCTCACTTCAATCAGGCACAAGAGTTATTCAAACAGTTATCGTTGCTGGTGGTGGCGGAGGTGGATCTAGACAAGGCGGTGGTGGTGGAGCTGGCGGATTAAGAAATATAGAAATTAATGCTCAAGGAACTATTTGTGCAACTGTTGGCGCTGGAGGTGCTGGTGGAGTAGTACCAGGCGGTAACAATGGAAGCCAAGGAGTTTCCTCATCAGTTACAGCTTGTGGAGTAACTTACGCTTCAGCAGGCGGTGGCGGAGGAGGAGGATGTACTCCTCCAGGAGGAGATGGTGGATCTGGTGGAGGTGCGGCTACTTCTCCTTTTGCAGCACGTTGTGGAGGTGCAGGAAACACACCACCTGTAGATCCTCCTCAAGGAAATGATGGTGGAGACAGAATAGGAAGCCCTTTAGTGCATTACGCTGGAGGTGGTGGCGGTGCTGGTTCTGCTGGAGGTCTTGGTGGCTGTGGACCAACTAGAAAAGGAGCAGGAGGGTGTGGAGTAGATGTATCACCAACTTTTCCTGGAGCATCATTACCAAACTGCGGAGTTTACGCAGGAGGTGGTGGAGGAACTGCTGGTTATAGTAATCCAGGATGCGCTGGCGGTGTAGGAGGTCCAGGAGGTGGTGGAAATGGATGTATAGGAGGTAGTGTACCTTCTCCAACTTCGACTACAGGAACAGCTAACACTGGTGGAGGTGGCGGAGGTTCAAATACTAATGCTGGTTGTTTTGCTGGAACATATGCTGGTAAAGCAGGCGGCTCTGGTATCGTCATCGTAAAAGAATTAAACAAAGCAAGTGGTGTATGGAGTATGAAATCTCAATATGCAGCGCAAAGAGCAGGATCGTGGCCAACAGGGGCTGTAAATTTAGGAGCAAATTTTGATTATTTAGTAGTAGCGGGTGGAGGTGGTGGTGGAGGTTCTGTTAATGTAGGAGGAAGTAGAGCAGGTGGAGGTGGAGGAGCAGGAGGTTATCGTACTTCATTTCCTGGAGGAACAAAATTAACATTAGAATCTGTAACTTCATATCCTGTAGTAGTTGGAGCTGGAGGAGCAGGAGGTTTTTATGCTGTTAAGGGTGTAAATGGTAATCCTTCAAGTTTTTCAACAATTACATCAACAGGTGGAGGAGGAGGTGGATCTGAACAAACCTGTTTTGCTCCTGGTTCTCCTGGAGGATCTGGCGGAGGAGGCGGAGGTGCTGCTGCTCCAAATAAAAGTGGAGGAACAGGTAATTCTCCACCGACAAGTCCACCACAAGGAAATAATGGAGGAACTAGCTGGTTAACAAATGGACCAGCAAGTGCAGGAGGCGGAGGAGGAGGTGCGGGAGGAGCTGGAGGAAACGCTCAACCTGGAAATATAGCAGGTAATGGTGGTTCAGGTACAGCAAATAGTATTTCAGGTAGTCCAGTTACTTATGCAGGTGGAGGAGGTGGATCTGTTGGATGTGGTACTCAAGGTTCAGGTGGATCAGGAGGAGGTGGAGCAGGTTCTAATACAACAGCAGGAACAGCAGGAACAGTAAATACAGGAGGAGGCGGAGGAGCAAGTTCTTTTGGAGGAGTTTGTCAAGCTGCAAGTGGTGGATCAGGTATTGTTATTATTAGAGCACCATCAGCTAGAACTTTTACAGTTGCACCTGGAACAAATACAACATCAACATTACCAGCACCAGCTGGAGGTTGTAAAGTTGCTACATTTACAGTTTCAGGAACATTAACTATTGGCTAATCCTTGACAATTTTGTTCTAATAAATATAAATCCTATTTATATAAAGGTATGAACTTAACAAACTATTACTGGTATTTTAAATCAGCATTAACTCCACGATTTTGTGATGAGTTGATTAAATATGGAAATCAACAACAAGAACAAATTGCATTGACAGGTGGACAAACACGAAAATTAGAAGAATTGAATAAAAAGAAACCAGCGCCTAAGAAGAAAAAGAAAATCAAAAGAACTTCTGCGAATGCTCATCTAACAGATGAAGAAATTGAAGCAATGGATCCAGCTAAGAAATTAGATGAAAAAGATTTAAATGATTTAAAACAAAAAAGAGATTCTAATATTGTTTGGGTTAATGATAGATGGGTCTATAAAGAAATACAACCTTATGTACACCAAGCCAATGCAAATGCAGGTTGGAATTTTAATTGGGATTTTTCTGAGTCTTGTCAATTTACAAAATACAAACTCAATCAGTTTTATGATTGGCATTGTGATAGTTGGGAACAACCTTATAATAATCCAGACAATCCAAACACACACGGTAAAATTAGAAAATTATCAGTGACGTGTTGTTTATCAGATGAAAAAGATTATGAAGGTGGTGAGTTAGAATTTCAATTTAGAAATCAAGATGATCCAACATTAACACGAACGTGTACTGAAATATTACCTCGTGGCTCTATCGTGGTATTTCCTTCATTTGTGTGGCATAGAGTAAAACCTGTAACGAAAGGAACAAGATATTCTTTAGTGATTTGGAACTTAGGATATCCATTTAGATAATATGGCAAAAGAAGATCAATTACAAACATCGTTTTATTTTCAAACACCTATTTATCATATTGAGATACCTGAATGGGTGGATCACGTTGATAAAGTTTGTGAGAAATATGTTAAAGACGCTAGAAAAAGAAATCAAAAAGCAATTAAAGATAGAGAAAAAAAATGGAAGAAAAAAGGTTTAGGTGACATTGGAATGTCACATCATTCTACATCTTTAATTAATGATCCTGATTTAAAAGAATTTCAAGAATATATTGGAGCAACGAGTTGGAATGTATTAGATCATATGGGTTATGATTTAACAAATTATGAATTATTTTGGACAGAGTTTTGGGTTCAACACTTTGGAGCTAAAGGTGGTGGTCATCACGAAGGTCATATTCATTATGATAATCATATTTCTGGTTTTTATTTCTTACGTTGTAGTGAAAAAACTTCAGTTCCTGTTTTTCATGATCCAAGACAAGCTAAACTGATGAATGATTTACCTAGAAAAAATGAAGAAGAAGTATCAGTAGCATCACCTTTGATTCATTATAAACCAAAACCTGGTACAATGATTTTTATTCCAGCGTATTTAGAGCACCAATATACAGTTGATTCTGGAGTAGAAGATTTTAGATTTGTACATTTTAATTTACAAGCGGTAAGAAGAATGATTACAGATACCATAAGAAAACAAGCAAGAGAGGAGACGATGTGTTAATATGAGTTTTAAAACAAATGGATATACAGTTATAAGAAAAGCAATTGATCCAAAAATTGCTGATTTTGTTTACAAATATTTTTTATTGAAAAGACAAGTTGCAAGAACTTTATTTGATACAAGGTACATTTCACCATTTACAGAATATTGGGGTGTATGGAATGACCAACAAGTTCCTGAAACGTATTCTCATTATGGAGATGTCGCAATGGACACATTACTCACAGAAGTCAAACCTGCAATGGAAAAAGAAACAGGATTAAAGTTAATTGAAACTTATGCGTATGCTAGAATTTATAAAAAAGGAGATATTCTACATCGACATAAAGATAGATTTAGTTGTGAAATATCAACGACAATGAATCTAGGTGGAGATGACTGGCCTATTTATATTGCAACTAAAGAATCAGATGGTTCAGTTGCAAAAGATGGATCTTATAAACCCTCAAAAGCGAAAGGCGTTAAAGTAGAATTAAATCCTGGAGATATGCTCGTTTATAGAGGTAATATTTTAGAACACTGGAGAGAAGCTTTTAAAGGTAAAGATTGCGGTCAAGTTTTCTTACATTATAATAATAAAGCTACAAAAGGTTCAGAAGAAAATAAATTTGATAAAAGACCTCATTTAGGCCTTCCATCTTGGTTTAAAAAGTGATATAAGTTTAACAAGCGAGAGGAAATTTATCCACCTTACCACCTTTCCTCTCGCACTTTTTTATAGTATAATATTTGTTTTAATAGGTATATAAGGAGAACTATGCCATTAACACAATTAACATTTCAAGCAGGAATAGACACAGAGAATACAGAAACTGGTGCAGAAGGTCGTTGGACTGACTGCGATAAAATAAGATTTAGAAAAGGACTTCCTCAAAAAATAGGTGGTTGGACTAAATTTAGTACATCTTATTATGTAGGATCAGCACGAGCTTTATTTACCTGGTTAGATTTAGATGGTTTTCGTTATGCAAGTTTAGGGACAAATAGAAAAGTCTATGTCTATCGTGATGGTACTAACGCTGATATTACACCATTAAGACAAACAAATA